CGGCGAAGCAGTCGGGCTTCATCGCGGTCGATCCGGTCTACTCCGACAGGATCGTCAAGGACGTGGTGCGCGGCATCAACGGGCCGGCAACCTGGAGGAAGAGCGCCGAGGAGGAGCAGGCGGAAGTCGAGGCCATGGCGCTCGCCAAGAAGCTCGAGGGGGCGGCGCGGGAGATCGCCACCGCCGGCGAGGTCGCCACCAGGGCCGGCCAGGGCCTGCAGGCCCTGCAGGGCGCGGGCGTGCTGCCGATGCCGCCGCCGGGCGGTCCGGGTGGCGCGCAACCGGGCGCCGCACCGGCGGCTGGTGGGCCGGCGACGCTGCCGGCCGGTGTGCCGGGTGCGCCGGCCCAGGGGCAGGCCGGTGCGTGGCCGCTCGCGGCCTGATCCGAGTGATCCGAGGGACTGCTCGCCATGGCCAAGCAGTGGATCTCGCGCAAGGACCCGTGGGAGCCCCCCGACTATGACGAGGACGTGACCTACGCCATCCGCGCCCTCAACAACGGCACCGCCAACGAGGGCCAGCAGAAGCTGTTCTGGGCCTGGTTCCAGTACGCCTCCGGCGCCGACGACATCTCCTTCCGTCCCGGGGAGGGCGGGGAGAGGGCCACGGCCTTCGCGGAGGGCAAGCGCTTCATGGGCCAGCAGGTCAGAAAGCATCTGCACCCGGCCATGACGCCGCCGGCAAAGAACGTGAAGCCCGACGGGGGCAAGCCCGCCAAGGCCGCCAAGTCCAGGACGACGCGCAAGCGCAAGGCGCCACCATGAACGACATGACGCCGTTCGCGGCCCGCCTCACGGCGGAGCGTGCCAAGGCCATGCTGGAGGAGGCGGGCGCCAGCAAGGTGGCCGTGGTCGGCCGCGGCCGCATGCTCGCGGCCTTCTTCGAGGCGCAGCAGAAGCGCCGGGTGTGGCTGATCCGCGGCGATGCCTTCGTGCACAACTTCCAGGACGACGTGAGGCGCGAGTTGCTCGCGCACTGACAGCTGGTGAGTGAGCCACATGCACCCCGAGCCCCAACCGATAGGACGCCCCATGAACAAGGCCGAAATGGCAAAGATGGAGAAGCAGTGGCAGGCCGAGCACGACCTGCGCACGCTGATCGATGCCGAGAAGATCAAGAGGGACAAGGGCCGCTATGCGGCGGCCATGAAGGCCCACAAGGAGCAGAAGGCGGCGCTCGAGAGCATCGCCAAGGACAAGAAGGACTGAAACGCACATGCCGGACGACAAGCCGACCTTTACCCCGGAAGACCTGTCGCACATCCCCGATGATGGCGGTGCCAGCGGGGACGCTGGGGCCGACAAGGGCGCAGCGGCGCCCGCTGACGCCCCGGCCGATCAGGGCAAAGATGACAAGGCGACCGCCAACACCGGCGGCGAGGCCGGCAAGAAGCCCGAGGCGGCCAGCGCTGACCCCAAGGCTGGCGAGGCCAACGCCGATGCCGATGCCGACGGTCTCCTGGGTGACGAGGACGACGACGGCGAGGGCGCCGAGACGGGGACCGAAGGCGACAAGACCGCCAAGGCCGAGGGCAAGGACGAGCCCGACCCCTCCGCCTGGCGCGTCGATGCCGTCAAGGCGGCCGAGAGGAAGTGGCTCGCCAAGGCCAAGACCGACGACGAGAAGAAGGCCGCAGCCGAGCGCGTCGAGCGCATGAAGTCCCAGCTCGGGCGCTACGGCACCCTCGAGGCGGCCATGATCGCGCTCGCCGACGCCCAGGACAAGCTGCGCTCCCGGCAGCACGCCGAGCCACTCTCCAAGGACGCCTCCCCGGAGGAGGTGGCCGAGTGGCGGGAGAAGAACGGCCTCCCCAAGGAAGCCAAGGACATCGCGATTCCCAGGGTGGAGGTCACCACCGAGACGGGGGAGCGCAAGTACCACGAATGGACGGAGGCCGACCAGCCGCTGCACGATGCCTTCCGGGAGGTGGCCTACGATCTGAAGCTCTCCCAGGACCAGGTGAACCGGCTGGTCGACTGGCAGTTCAAGAGCGCCCAGGCGCGCGTCGCCGAGGGCCAGCAGGCCTTGAAGGCGATCGACAAGGAGGACAAGCGCCACGCGCGCACGTTCATGCGTGAGGAGTGGGGGGCCGAGTACGACCCACGCATCGCCGTGGTGGAGCGCTTCATCAAGGACGAGGAGGCCCTTCCCGACGGCGCCGGCAAGCTCCTGTGGGAGGCGCGTGACGCCGCCGGCCACCGTGTCGCCTTCCACCCCGGCGTCATGATGCTGCTCGCCGATGCCGCCCAGGCCCGCTACGGGGAGGGGGCGTTCCTGACCGGCGACGCCAAGGAGACCATGGCCTCCGAGGAGGAGCGCATCCTCACCGTCATGAAGACCGACTTCGAGCGCTACAAGCGCGAGGGCATGGATGTGAAGCTCATGCAGCTGCGCGAGCGCAAGGCCGGCAGATCGAGGAAGGCGGCTTAGCGGCCGAATACCGCTTCCCAGGCCGCCTTGGAGTTGTTGTTGCCGCTTGTCCAGACAAAGCCCAGGAGGGGGTCGACGACGGCTCCAAGGCGCGTGGCCTCTTGATGCGCCTTGGCAAAGGCTTCCTCTTCATCGGCATTTGATCTGCTCCCTTTCCCTTAGGCACTTTCCTTACCAGAACTGCCCGCCGGTGTCGCGGCCACCCTCGCCAACCGAGCCCCGCAATCCACACCGGCGCTCTTCCCACTGCCTGACACGACAAAGCCCCGTTCGCGGCTGCAGCGGCCCCGGCATAGCCCGGCCACCCCGCACGCAGAGCGCAGGACGGCCACCCTTCGTCTGACGGCGACATCCAACCCATCGACTTCACATCGCATCGTCACACGAAAGGATGACCCGCCATGGGTAACCCTGCCGTGCCCGTTACGCAGTAGAGATTTGCTGCGCAATTGGAGCTGAATAACGGGAAAGCGATTTCATCGCCAACCCGATGGAAGGTAATATCCTGGTCCGCAACAATAGGGTTCCGGGATGAACGAGTCTCTGGTCAAGTACCTGTCCGGTCTGTTGGACGCGGATGGGTGTCTCTCCTTCAAATTCAGGCGCGATGATAACAAGCCGCATCGCATCTACATGAGCCTGATGGTTTCCTTGGCGTCATCCGAGGCCATTGATCGAAGAGGGTTCATTGAGACGCTGCCGACGCTTACGGGCTTCGGAGTGTTCTCCACCACCGTGTCTAAGCCCGACTCGATTGGCAAAGGTAACAAGTACTACAGGTGGGATGTTGCGAAGTCCGCCCATCTGGAGATGCTGCTGCCCCGCCTGATCAAGCACATGGTGATCAAGGCGCAGCACTGGCAGTGGATGCTGGAGACCTGGAGAGAGCAGCGGAGCAAGCCACTTTCTGCTGCGGAATGTGATCTGTTGCGTGCCTTGAGCAAAGCGTCGCGAGAAACGCGCACCGGACCCATCAAGCCGAAGAACCACCCCAGCTGGGCCTGGCTCGCCGGCTTCCTCGATGGGGATGGGCACTACACCCACATCCAGACCCGTCACGAGTATGGCGGCATTCGCAATCACATGCGGGTAGGGTGCGTTGCGCACAGGAATGACCGCCACGTCCTGGAGTTTATCCAGAAGGCATGCGGCGGGCATATCGGAGACCACACCCAGACCAAGTCGGTGTTGGTGTGGGTGCGCAGCTTGGGTGCAAGCAATCGCAGTTTCGCGCTGCGGTTTCTTCCGAGCGTTGCCAAGCACTCGCGACTGAAAAGGCACAAGATCGACCAGATGATTCACTACCACCAGCAACGACTGAGCGCTCCAACCCCTGCGGGGGAAGCTACAGTCTGAACGTGCCGAGCGCACGTTTGTTATCGAGGAGTACGTCGCATCCTTCGAGCAGGACTATTCCCTGCTCAAGATCGGCTGTACCCGCGAGACGCTGATCAAGGGCAACGTCGCCACCTTCCTCGTCGCCGGCTCCGGCGGCGAGACCGCCGTCACCCGCGGCTCGAGCGGCTATATCCCGTTCAAGTCGCCCTCCAACACCCAGGTCTCCTGCACGCTCAACGAGCGTCACGCCCCGTTCGAGATGACGGGCTTCGACGTGTTCGCGAACCAGGGCGACCAGCGCATGATCCTGATGAAGTCGTCTCAGGCCGTCATGCACCGCGATATCGACCAGGCCATCATCGACCAGCTCGATACCGCGACGGTCACCACGGGCTCCGCGGCGACCGCCTCCCTCAACATGGTCATCACGGCGCGCACCAAGCTGGCGAACGCCGAGATCCCCATCACGGAGGAGGACAACATGTTCGCGGTCATCACGGCCGCGTTCGAAGGCTACCTCATGCAGATCACCGAGTTCTCCTCGGCGGACTACGTGGAGGTGAAGCCCTGGGCCGGGCCCGCCAAGCGGATCCGGCGCTGGGCCGGCGTCAACTGGATGGTCCATCCCAACCTCACCGGCGTCGGTACGTCGTCCGAGAAGTGCTACATGTGGCACAAGCGGGCCATGGGGCATGCCGCCAACGCGGCGGAGATGAAGGTGGACGCCGACTACGAGAGGAAGCAGCAGATCTCGTGGACCAACGCCACCCTCTACCACAACGCCAAGGTGCTGCAGACCACCGGCATCGTGCAGATGGTGCACGACGGATCTGCCTACGCTTGATGACGCGGTGAGCCAGCCGGGCGGATGACGCCCGGCGGCTCGCTTGTCCGCCATTCAGGCTGCAAGAAGGAGTGACACTGACAATGGCCTACTCGACCACCAACCCTCCCCATCTGATCGCCGGGCGCATCGCCGGCGGCTATGGGCTCTGGACCTATCAGTCGGTGGACGCCATGGCGACCGTGGCCGCCTCCGGCTACATCACCAACGGCTCCGCGCTGGGGCTGAAGGTCGGCGACGGCTTCCACGCCGTCAACCTGTCGACCGCGGGCGCCTACGAAGGTCACGGCTGGGGCACCGTCTCGTCTGTGACCGCCTCGTCCGCTGCGACCGTCACGTTCGTGTCGTCCAGCACGTAAGCGTAGCGTCCACGCGACTGCGAGGGGCCGGGCTCCAGAGCCCGGCCCCTTTCGCCATGCAAGAGTGCTTCGCGTATTTCACCAGGGAACCCCCATGACCGCCTATCTCGACGTCAAGAACCTCCAGCAGTTCCAGGACTACGTGCACCGGCGCTACTTCGTGCAGTTGCGCCCCGAGCACCGCTATGCCGACCTCTTCGTGCCGACCTTCTGGGCCTTCCACCGCGGCAAGCTCGGCGAGAACGATTGGGTGCGCGTGCGCGCCCACGACGGGCACTTCGACGTGCTCCTGACCGTCGCGGAGATGAAGACCGACGGCGTCGTCATGAAGCGCTGGCCGGTCGAGCCCACGGCGCAGGAGGCGGCCGAGGCTGCGGAGGCCGAGAAGACAGTGGCCTTCGTGCCCTATGCCAACGACGGCAAGCCCGTGGTGCGCGTCGAGTTCCTGCCCGCGACCCAGTGGCGTGTGATCGGTCTCAAGGCCGAGGTCATCTCGGAGGGCCACAAGGAGGAGGCGGCCGCCCGCAAGGTGATGGCCGAGTACCTCAAGGGCATCCGCCACGCCATGCCCTCCGATGAGGACCAGGCGGCCGAGATGAAGCGGCACGAGGCCAAGGTGGCCTCCGCGGAAATGGTGGCCCAGGCGCGGCGCGACCGCGACGCCTCGCGCAGCCGCGTCAAGGGCATCTGAGCCCGGCGGGCAATCATCAAGACTTCCTTGACAACTGGAGCGGGCGGCAGCGCCCGCTCAGGAGGGCACCGTGACCACCAAGCTGCAGCTCTACCAGGGCGCCCACATGGTGCTGAAGCAGAACGCGGTGGACATGGCCGTCACGGACGACACCGCCTTCGTCAACAACCTCGATCTGATCTACGACCGCTCCCTCAAGTGGTGCCTCGAGCAGGGCCTGTGGAACTTCGCCACCCGCACCGTTTCCATCGAGGCCTCAGAGGACGTGTCGAGCTCGTTCGGGTTCGCCTTCGCGGTGGAGAAGCCCGACGACTACGCGGGGCGCGTGGTGGCGATCGCCGCCAATGACCGCTTCTGGCCGGCGCTCGGGACCGGCGGCTACCACGAGGACGGCGGGCTTTCGGGCTATTTCTGGGTCGACTGCGATCCCCTCTATCTGCGCTACGTCTCCAACTCGGTGCAGTACGGCCTCAACCTCTCCGCATGGCCGGAGAGCTTCGCTACCTTCGCGGAGCACGAGCTGGCGTGGCGGGTGGCGGGGCATCTCACCAATATCAGTGCCGCAGAGAAGGACGAATTGCGCAAGGGGCGCGACCGCACGCTCAGGGACGCCCGCTCCAAGGATGCCCTGAACCAGGCGCCGGAGCGCCCGCCGCCGGGCCGCCTCGTGTCCTCCCGGCGCGGGCGCATGGGGCTGCGGCTGGGCTGGCGGCAGTAGGCAGGGAGGAGGTCATGTCCAACACCGTCGACCGCCTGGCGGGCGCCTCCTCCAGCCTTGCCTTCAAGGCGCCGTGCCGGCTCGCCACCACGGCCAACATCACGCTGTCGGGTTTCCAGACCATCGACGGCGTGCTGCCGACCTCTGCCGAGCACGTCGATCTGAGGCGCATCCTGGTCAAGAACCAGACCGACGCGGCCGAGAACGGCATCTACCTCATGGACACGGGTCCGTGGGAGCGGACCAAGGACTTCGACGGGGCTGGCGATTTCCGGCAGGGCACGCGCGTCTTCGTCTGGGGCGGCTCCACGCAGTCGGGCGGTTACGTCGTCACATCCTCCATGGACCCCTCCACCTTCGATGTCGGTGTCAACGACATCGATTTCACGGCACAGGCCTCGGTGGACATCACCAACTGGGAGTTCGCCGACGGCACTGGGCTCTATGATGACGATGGCAACGAGCAGCTGATCTTCCAGAAGACGGCGAGCGCCGTCGGCTATTTCGAGATGACCAACGCAGCGGCGGGAACCCCGCCGCAGCTCTCCGTCGCGAGCTCGGAGAGCGACGTTGACATGAAGCTGGCCCCCAAGGGCACGGGCATCATCCTCTCCACCAATGCCCTGATCGTCGGCTCCACCGCCTCCGTCCCCTTTGCGGCCGATTCCACGTCGCATGCCCGGATCCAGAGCCACGGCACCGACCCGACCGCCGGCTTCGCCACCGGGCGCTTCTCCAATGATTCGAGCCCCTCCCGTCTCTCGCTTCTGAAGAGCCGCAATGCCACGGTGGGCTCCCACACCGTGGTGCAGGACGGCGATACCATCGGCGAGATCAGGGCCGCGGCCTCGGACGGCACCGCCTTTGCCCAGGCGGCCCTGATCGCCTTCAAGGTCGCCGGCACGCCGGGCTCGAGCGACATGCCGGGGCGGGTGCTGGTCCAGACATCCTCGGATGGCTCGGCGACGCCGCAAGACAGGCTGAACGTCGACAGCACCGGAGCCACGGTTAGTGGGTCCGCTTACATCAGCGGAGCCGCTTACGTCAGCTCTGCCATCTCTGCCGCCTCCCCAGTCTCGGCGCCAGCCATCAAGCTCGGAGGAACGACCGGCTCCGAGATCGCCATGTACGGGGCGACGGCCGTGGTTGCGCACACCTCGGCCACCACGGGGACGGATATTGTTGCCGCCGGCATCACCACCATATCGAGCGCGGTCACGACGTGGCGGCTCGATCCGCCCTCCGTCGGCCTCATCAAGCACATCGTGCGGCTGTCCTCGGACACCGCCACCACGGGCACCATCAACCTGGAGTCGGGCGCCATCCTGTCGTCGGCCAACTCGACCGGGACCGTCATAGCGCTGACGGGCAACTCCGGCATCTCGCTGATGGGCCTGTCGACCGCCTTGTGGAGCGTTGTGGCACGGTTCCCATCCACGTCTCTGGTGGTGATTACCTAGCGCACGGGCTAGGGCCGTCCACGCCGCCGCGTGAGCGGCACCATCGCCGCGCGCAGCTTCACCCCGCAGTTGACCGCGAGGCACCGCAGCCACCACCAGGGCCCCAGCTTGCGCATGTTCCATGCGAGGCTCGCAGGGCTGCGCAAGGGGCTCGCCCGCAGCCCGCGCCGCAGCCGTGACCGGCTCCCCCGGCCGATGGTGGAGGCTTCGCCGCGCGGGCTGATCGGCGGCGGCGTCACCCCGTAGACATCGAGCCCGAACCGCCACGGGAAGCGCAGGTCCTGGTCGACGCACCACATGCGGGGCTCGATGGGGAGCAGCATCCGGGCAGCGCCCGAGCGGCTGACGAGGTAGCCGGTGGTGGTGGTGGGGACGCGCGAGTAGCGGATGAGCCGCCGGCCGTCACCGAGGTCGGCGAGCGGCCGGAAGGCCCGCTCCGGCTCCCGGCACAGGTGCACGAGGTCCCAGCCCCGCGGCAGCGCGGCGAGCAGGGACTGCAGGAAGGATGGAAGATCGTCGGCGAGCACCGCGTCGTCCTCCAGCACCAGGGAGGCGGGCTCCCACAGGGTGACGATGCGCCGCCAGACGCCGAGGTGGCTCGCATAGCAGCCGATCTCGCCGGGCTTCAGGGGCGACATGATCCGGCCCGCCCCGTCGCAGAAGTAGGGCGCGAGGTCGTCTGTGAGACCGATCCCGTCCACCGCCTGGAACCGCTCGAAGGCGAGTCCGAGGCGGCCCGCCTGCGCCTGCATGCGGGCGAGGCGGTCCGGGGAGCGGTCGAGGTTGATGATGAAGGTGCGCATGGCGTCCGCAGCGTGCGCGCAGCCGGGCGACAGCTCCTGTCGCCTACTCGTGCTGCTGGCGCCCTTCCAGGTCAGCGAGCACCCCGCCCACCGGGCGCGCCTGCCGCTGCTGCGGCATCAGGGTCACCCCTGCCTTGGGCCTCTCGGCGATTTCGGCCCAGTGCCGGCACATCTGGGCGAACTGCTGCCGCCGCACGGGGTTCAACTGATCGAGGCTCGCGACCGGCATGGTGTCGAGCAGGGCGATGATCTTCTCGGCGACTGACATGGGGGTGGGGGACTCCGGTACTGGACTAGACACTGGCAACGAGGCTAGCGTAATAGACGTAAAGTCTATCTGTCAACTCTCCGGGTCTAGGCCAGTTGATACGGGGTCCAGCGCGACGTAGCCACGGGGTCATCATGATGACCCCCGGCCAGTTGCGCGCCGCGCGCGGCCTCATCGGCTGGACGCAGAAGCGGCTCGCCGAGGCGGCCGGGGTCTATCCGCTCACCGTCAAGAACTTCGAGCGCGGAGGGTCGGACCCGAAGCGCTCCACCCTCATCGCCATCGAGAAAGCACTGAGGAAGGCCGGCGTCGTCCTCATCGACGCCGACGACACGCACGGCCCCGGCGTGCGCCTGCGCGATCCGCGCTGAAAGCCGGGCCCCCGGCCAGTCGCCGGGCTCACCAGCACTGCAGAAGACTTCCGCGAGGCGCCTCACGTGGCCCGCTCACGCCCCCTTATCCATGCCCTGAACTCAGGCGAGGTCTCCACCTCCGCACTGGCGCGCGTCGACCAGGAGAAGGCGCGCCTGTGGGCCGAGGTGCAGGAGAACCTCTTCCACTTCACCATCGGCAAGGCCCAGATGCGGCCGGGGACCACCTACCTCGGCGACGCCGACGATCACGCCAACCGCGTGCGCGAGATCCCGTTCGTGCGCTCGCTCACTGCACTCGCGGGCATCGAGCTGTCCGACGGGCTCCTGCGCATCTGGGTGGACGACGATCTGGTGACGCGCGCCTCCGTCACCTCCACCGTCACCAACGGGGATTTCTCGTCCTCGACCGGCTGGACGCTCTCGACATCCGGCGACGCTACGGCGAATATCAACTCCACCGTGGCCGGTGCGCTCTACCTCGCGTGTCCGAACCGCGGCGGCTCGGCGACCTGCACCCGGTCGGTCTCCACCTCCTCGGCCGGCACCGAGCACGCGCTGCGCATCGTGGTGACCCGCGGCCCCGTCGTCTTTCGCTGCGGCTCCACGTCGGGCGACGACGACTACATCACGGAAACCTCGCTCGATACGGGAACGCATTCGCTCGCCTTCACGCCGTCCGGCACCTACCACGTCCACTTCGCGCACCGCGGCGAGGTGGGCGTGATCGTCGACTCCATCGAGGTGGAGGCTGCGGGCGTGCTGGAGTTCACCGCGCCGTGGGCGGAGAGCGAGCTGCGCCAGGTGCAGTTCACCCAGTCCATCGATGTGCTCTACCTCGCGCACGTCAACTGGCAGCCGCGCAAGGTCGAGCGCCGCGGCGATGCGTCCTGGAGCCTCGTGCTGTTCAAGTTCCAGGACGGGCCGTTCGCGCCTCAGCCCTCGACGGCCAAGCATATCTTCATCACGCCAGGGCAGGCTTACGGCAACACCACGCTGACGGCCAGCGCTGCGGTATTCAAGTCGACCGACGTAGGCTCGCTCTACAGGGTGGAGGCGGCCGGCTTCAACTCCACGTTCGCCCTGGGCGGGCTGGGTGCGGCCGGCGAGGCCGTCCGGGTGACCGGGATCACCCCGGACAACGAGGTCGACTATGAGACCACCGGCACCTTTGTCGGCACGCTGACCCTGCAGCGCTCCTACGATGGACCCGACGCGGGCTTCATCAACACTGGGACCGGCGGCACGCTGCCGTCGAGCGGCACGGTAACCCCGTCGGCCAGCTTCAACAATGTCACGCACTGGTATCGCTGGGCATTCACGGCCTATACGTCAGGCTCGGCCAACGTGCAGCTCACGACCGGGGTGGCCGGCAGCGAGAGCGGTGCGGCTCAGACATCCGGTGCCGGCAATGCCGGCGTCTACCGCGTCACCGCCTACAACAGTGCGACCTCCGTCGATGTCGAGGTGCTGGCCTATCCCTCCAGCCTCAGCGCCTCGCAGTTCTGGCAGCGTGCGGAGTTCTCCGACCGGCGCGGCTGGCCGTCGGCGCTCGCCTTCCACGACGGTCGCCTCGTGTTCACGCGCGAGGACAAGTTCCGGGCATCGGAGAGCAACGGCTTCGACCTCTTCAACCTGGATACCGAGGGCGACAGCGCCTCGATCCAGCGCGACATCGCCACCTCGGGCGCGGTGTTCCAGGCGAATGCCCTGCTGTCCCTCTCCCGGCTCCTGATCCTGACGGATGGGGCCGAGGTGCCGGCCCGATCCGATGCCTTCGATACGCCCCTCACGGCGACCAACATCGCCCTCAAGGAGGCCGACAACGTCGGCGCCGCCCGGCGATCACCCGCCAAGATCGGCAAGCAGGGCTACTTCATCGCCCGCTCCACCGTCAGGGTCTACAAAATGGTCTACAACTTCGAGCAGCAGGACTACGATGCCGTCGACATCACGGAGCTGCACGAGGACCTGGGCGAGGACCACGACAGCTTCGAGGAGCTGGCCGTCCAGCGCCATCCCCAGCCCTACCTGTGGGCGGCGATGGGAGATGGCGAGTGCGCCATCCTGCTGGATGCGCCGAGGCAGCAGGTGTCGGGCTGGATCAGGCTCGTGACGGATGGCGACGTGGAGTCGGTCGCGGTCTATCCCTCCACCACCGAGGACCGCGTCTATCTCTGGGTCAAGCGCACCATCAACGGCTCGACGGTCAGGTATCGCGAGAAGCTCTGCCTGCGCTCCGAGGCGCGAGGGCAGGCCACCACCAAGCTCGGGGACTGCGGGGTATTCTCGGCGGGGCCGGTGTCCTCCGTGACGGCCGCCCATCTTGCCAACGAGACGGGCCTCGTCGGCTGGGGCACCAACGCCTCGACGGGGGTGTCGGGCTTCATCGGCACGCTGGCGGCGGACGGCGCCTCGGGCTCGCTCTCGGCCGACGGGTCGGGTGTCATTGCGCTGGGTGCCAGCTACACCAACGTGTTCGTGGGCCTGCCGTACCGGGGCCGCTACAAGAGCGCGGAGCTGGCCTACGGCGCCCAGGGCGGGACCGCCCTGCTGGCCGAGAAGATCGTCCCCGAGGTGGGCTTGCTGCTCGCCGACGTGCACCGGGACGCCATCAAGGTCGGGGCCTCCTTCGACAAGCTCACGGCCTACAAGATTTCAGCCGACAGCGGGATTGCGCTGACGGCCGCCACGGCGGTCAAGGCGCACCATCGGGGCAAGGCCCAGCCGGCCGGCGGGCAGTGGTCCACCGATGCCCGGCTCTGCATGCAGGTCAACGCCGGCCACCCCGCCACCGTGTCGGGCATCGTGCTCGACATGAAGACGACGTGACAACCCATCAACGAGGGAAGACATGAAGGATCTCGCCCAAGCCATCCATGCCCTCATCAACTCCAGGCCCTGCTCCCCGAGGGTGGATGAGTTGGAGGAGGTGATCGGCAAACATGTGCCGGCGGAGCTTGGGCAGGCGGTGGAGCTGCTCGTGGAGGCCCTGCGCATGTTCCGCAACCACGCCTTTATCGCGGTGCCCCATCCCGACTTCCATCAGGCGGTGTGGGAGCTTCACGTAGTGGGTCTGCTGCACGCTCTCGGGCGGCACGAGCCCGAGCTGACGGCCGATGAGCGCGCGCTGGCGATTGCGTCCCTGCGCCACAGCAAGGACGCCCTGGTGAACTGGGTCACGCAGCGCTGCGCGTAAGGCGGCAGGACGACACCACCGCAGACTGACAGAAGGACCGAACCCCATGGCCATTCAACTCATGCTGGCAACCGGCGCCGAGCTGCTGATACCGCTCATCACGGGCGCCGCCACCGTGGGCGCCACCGCCCTGATGCGCCCCAAGGCCCCAAAGCCGCAGGAGCCCGCGCGCATGCCCGATCCGCTGTCGCCTGAGGTGCAGGCGGAGCGGCGCCGGCGCGTCGCGGCGGAGCAGGCACGGAGCGGGCGGGAATCCACCATCCTCTCCGACGACAACGCCTACTCCAACAACTTCCTGGGCGAGTGATGCCGACGGCGGGGTGGCTATGAGCGAAGCGGTCAGCGTGCGCCCGGCGACGGCTCAGGAGATCGTCGCCGTCTATGCGGGCGATGCCCGGCATGTGGCGGGCACGGTCGCGGGCAGGACTGTGGCCGTGATCGGCTTCACCCGGGTGGAGGGGCGCCTCTGGGGCATCTACCACGTCATGGACGACGTGGGGGAAACCGCGCCGTCCGGCTGGGCGCGCCTCTTCTATGCGTTCCGGCGCGAGCTGCGGGCGCACGCCGAGCCCGTCCGCGTGCTTGCCCGCGACCGGGCGGCGGGCCGCGTCCTGCGCCTGCTGGGGCTTAGGCCGGCAGGCGAGACCTATGTGGGCAAGGATGTGTGGATATGGACGCCGCCACCCTCTTCCTGATCGGCACGGGCGTGCAGGCCGGCGCCAAGGTGTCGGCCGGCATGGCTGCGCAGGAGGCCGGCGCCTACAACGCCCAGGGCCTCGAGCGGCAGGCCGCCGAGGAGCGGGCCGCAGCCGGCCGGGCGGCCGGGGAGCGCCGGCTCGAGATGGAGCGGGTGCTCTCGCGCCAGCGAGCGATTGCCGCCGCCTCCGGGGCGGGGGGCGGGCCGTCGCTCCTCGACATCGTCGGCGACACCGTCGAGCGCGGGGAATACCGGGCCCAGGGCGAGCGCTATCTGGGCGAATCGCGTGCCCGCAACCTCACCGACCGAGCCAACCTCGCCCGCTGGGAAGGGGAGAATGCCTTCCTCGGCTCGATCATCGAGGGGGCGGGCACGATCCTGACCGGCGACATGCGCTACCGCACGGCCTACGGCGCGCCTTCGGGCAGCAACCGGGTCGGGCCGTGGCGCACGACCGTCACCTACCGCTAGCCTGAGCGCAGTGGGAAACAGAGATGCCCCGTCTCCCCGGACCTGAAGCCCTCGGCCAGGCGCCCTCGCTCCGAACCGGCGCCCGCGCGCCGGCCATGTCGGGCGCGAGCCCCATCGACCA